AAAAAATTTTGCCGACATATAAAACTCAGTTATATCAATAAATTCTCTTTTTCTTAACCAATAAACAAAAAATCCCTCTTTATCACCAATAAAATCCAAATTAAATTTTGGTTTTCTAATATCAACAGGTGGTAATAATGGTGATAATATTACACTCTCAAATTGACCTTGTTGTACCGGTAGTATAATTGTGAAATATAATGTTTGTGTTTTATCTTGTGGTGTATCATAAAAATCCAATTTAAAAAATGATTTTGTGAATGGTTTAACAAAATAATAAATGTCAGATGGTGTAAAACCTTCGTTCAAATATGTCACGTCCCAATTTAATGGTGTCACAGTTGTTGCACTTATTGGTAAAGTATTGTCATAAAACTGAAACTCATAATTAATTTCAGTTGTTTGGTTTTGGAATTCGTTGTGTGAAAACCGAATTGTTTCAAAATCATTGGCCAAACCAATAACTTCTTTGACCATTTTTTCTTGATATTCATCAATACTATCGTCACGTCCAGTAAAATCCCATTTCATCTCAATAGGGACATTTACGAACTGATCATTATCTGGTAACACTATTTTAAATTTATTCACACTCATCTGTTGTTGGTATTTCAATTTCACTTATGTTTTGTAGTCCAATACCCTCTGGGTATAACCTAAAAATATAATTATCATATGGATAATGTTTACCGTTTAAAAACGGATAATCAACACCAATATCAGCAGTATCAATATATCCATATGGATACATATCTCGCCATCTAAAACTATTTGATAAATTTGAGTAAAACGCATAATTAGGTATCCCAATAACACCACTCGCTGGTGCTTCCTCAATATAATCCGAGAACGACCTAATTTTTAATGGTGAATGTGGTTTATAATAATAACCCAATGGATTTGTTGATAACATTAATGACGGAACATTAAAATGACTAACGTCAAAAGTTATTTTATGATTCATTTCAGATATAACACGTTCAATTTGATCATAATCATTCCATTCACAATACGCACCATCAATAATATCGCCAATCGTTAATAATTCATTATAGTAAAATGGTCCAGCTGGTGGTTGTGTGTTTGAATTATATGTGGATTGTAAAACACCAGTTGATGATAGGGGATTTGTTTGATCCCACCAAGGATTTGTTAACCCATTAATTAATGGTACATTAAAATCAAACCCTTGTTTTAAATCTTTTGTCCAACCAAAATAACCTCTCCAAATTGTTGTAAAATATAATTCACTAATTGGTCTTTTTTGGTTATCCAATAATGGATTAATATCTATATCACAATTAAATGATAATGTATAACTTTGGTTACCTTCCTTAATTGACGTTCTTTCAACATTATTTGGTGTTAAGACGGCCTTTTCTAATTTTGTTTTATTACTAAAATTATTTAATTCAAAACCAGCCTTAGTTAATACCGCACATTCTGAGTTTGTCAATACTTTATGTAATCTAACATAATATTTTGATGTTGTTTCACCAGTATTTGTGTCGTTAATTACTCGTTTAAAATTACCAACGTTACCTGTTTGAAAAGTTGTCCCAGTGTATCCAATATTATCAATATTAAATATGTAGACATCACTACCGTAACCAACGTCACCCAGACTACTTACCTGAAAAAGGTCAACACCATCATAATTAAATGGTAATTTAACAAATTCACCAACATTTAGTCCGTGTTTCATTGGTGTCTGGAACGATATTTCATTATTGTTTAAGTCGGATCCTGTTTTAATATAAAAAGGAATACCCTCGTTTGCTAACCAATACCACGATGCTTGTGTTTGGGGGTCAATCGCATATAATTGTTTGTCGTAATCGTTCTCAAACGCATATGTTATGTAATGTGACCAATTATAGGTTGTCGCACTTTTATTTATAAAGTTAATGTGGTTGTTTGGTGGTTGTGTATAACCTAAAACATTATTGTCATTTCTAAATAAATCAAATTCAAAATATTGTGGATAACCATCCCAACCAACATTTGGATTTGTTGTTTGTGTTATTTTATTCTTAATGGCGTTAGTATAGAATAAATTATCTTTATATGGTTTGTATGTTGTTGTTCCGCTAAATTCATTTTGGAATATAAATGTGTACTTACAAGTTGGTCTAAAAGTAGTTGATGATTGACGTTCTTGATCAAAGACTACTTGTAAATTTAAATCAACATTTCTATCATACTCAACCGATTCTTTATGTGTCTGTTCTAATGGGACATTTAAAGAAATACTTTGGTTCTGTGATGATTTAAATTTTTCACTACCTAAAACTATTGTTGTTGTACTATCAATTCCCATTATTCTTCAGTTGTTATATATCTTGTTATGAACCGATTTAGTGCTGTTTTTCCATTTTTCAAACCAAAATAAAAATGATTTGGTCCACCAACTAAAAATGGTGTTAATGATCCACCAGTTGTATCTGGTGTCATCGGCATATTAAAATCGTATGATGTTGTAAAGTTTGTTATAAAACCAAAATTAATATCAGGGGCTGAAGATGTTGGTGTTGTAAAATAATCCCCCGAATTACTATCTAAATCTTGATATTTTTTGTGGAAGAACGGACCATTTGTTTCCCAATTGTTTAACTCATTACCAAAAATAGTAGAGACCGAATTTAGTTTCCATTTATAGTTTGGTACATCTTGTGTTGTTGGGTAACCGTAATTATAACTTAATAATGGTGAAATATTATATATTGTAATACCAGGACTTAATCCCTTTCTATTTTTATATTTCTCTTCATTAATATCATAAAAAACACCAAAAACTGGTTTTCCTGGTCCATCTTCACCTAAATAAATCTGTGCGTCAGGGTAGTTACCAGAAATAAACGGGTTGATTTCATACTCAGAATTTATTGAGAATGATTGAGCAAAGTCACCGTCAATTCTATCACCATCTCGTGAAAAAAATTGATTTACAGATGCGTCACCAACACCAAGCAATTGTTGTAACCAAGTTGAATTTAACAACCTAGATATAACACCAATTTGTAGTAGATCGGAACTATCGTTATATGACGTACTTCGTAGTGTATCAACCAAATATTCGCCAGATAAATTAGGATTTGCACATATCTCAGATACAAATTCGTCACGTTTACCTAAATCCATAATTGTTGTTGGGAATAATATTTGTCTAGTATTTTGTGATGGGTCTGGGGTTGCAGGTAACAAACCAGGAACTGCTGATGTTGGTGGTGGTGGTATTGAACCAATAAAATCATTACCATCCCAAGGTGAACTTCGGTAATAAAAATTATTACTAATTTCATCAAAAACAACAACACCATTACAATACTGATAATTAGTTACTTGACCAGAAATATTAAAGTTTGTCCCCTTGTTAAATGACGGCATATATAACACCCCGTTAATCCAGTTATTTTGGAACATATGACTAAACACACCTCTACAAGCAGCAAAATTTATTCTAAACCTAGTTGACCATTCTAAAAATAATTTTATATCATCATCTAAATTTGCAACATATGGTTTGTTTAGCAAATAATAACAACCACCTTCAACTTTGTCGTTATTAACACAATTTGGGTCAACACCAAAATTCACACCACTACCAGTGTAACATTGTAATTCAACAAGACCACTACAACTTAACGAATTAACAATAGATGTACCAACATTTCCTGTGTAATCTAAGTCTTGCATATTACCAGTTTGATCAGGTGATGTTGATAAAATACTTATGTCAGCGTCCAATAATCCAGTATCTGGAATCTTATATATTACAAAACCATTATTCTGGTGTAATGCAAAACTAGTGTTAACGTTTCCAACAGACCCTTCGGTTGTTGTTGAAGTTGGTAACCTGTCACTTCTCATTACAATACCATTAACATTATTAAAATTAATTCCCGTTAATGACGTATAGGTATGGTACGCCGGAGAGTATAACCACCATCTTTGTTGTTGTGAACCACTACCAAAAGTACTATTACGTGTCACATCACTATATAAAAATGTACCACCACCAACGTAATAGTTGTTTGTTGCTAAATCAAATGTTTGTCCAACGGTTGTTGCATATTGTGAACCAGTGTTATTATCACTAGTTAATTGTACATCAAGATACCCATTAGGGTTTGATAACGCGTTATTAAATGGTAAAAATCTATTCGTATTTGTTAATAATAGTCTATTTGTTGTTGCATCTACCAATGAAGATAGGTTTTGTAATGACGAAACAGGTGAGTATGAACCCAAATTTGAATTATTATGATCTGTTGACAAATAATAATAAGGTAGTGTTGAGTTTTGATTGGGGTATTGTGCAAACAATGTTGGGTCTGGTGTAAAGGTAAAGGATGGGTAAAATAACTTTCTATCAGTACCTGATGTTATTGGTGTATTATCATTAACGTTGTTGTGTTCAATTGGTTTTAGCCCATTTGAATAACCTCTAATTGGGTTGTTTAATTTAAACATACCGTTTACTTGTATATCATTATGTTGTTTACCGAACAATCGTCCAATACCATACGTTATGTTTTGTCGGTCGGTATACGGATCAACACCCCTAACTAAAACCATAATTGACAATAAATTTGGCCCGCCACATTGTGTTCCAATTGCAGACCAACTCTGACTCTTGTTGTTTCCACCAGTACCCCACTTATCGTAAGTATAACGTATTCTATGGTACAAATATTCACTAGGAAACGAACCACTATCATTAAAATCAGGACCTAAATCAATAAATTGTTGTACCGTTAAACCAGTGACAACCTGGAAGTACTCGGTATCGGCTATAAATTTGTAGTTCGTTTCAATATCACCCGTTTGTATTATATTGATATTTACTGGTAAACTATTATTGGGGTTACTTGGGTCAGCATAATAAATTGTTCTACCTATTGATTGTCCAACAGTTGTTGTACCAGTTATTGATGAGGTTCCAAATTCATTTGTTATTGTGTTTCCACTATTATCTGTCAACCCAGTTAACCTTATTAAATCTGTTGATTTTTGGGGATCATTAAATGTTAATAAGTCACCAGACTGAAATGTTGATATCATACTAGGGTCACCAACCAATACCACGACCTGATCTTTAAATTCTGGCGAACCGTTAACACTAGTTGTTATTTGATTGACATTTGAAAAGTATTTATCTCTAAGGTTAAACGCGTTTAGTTTCTGACTCCACGGTTCTGTTAACGGGTAACCATATTCATCATTACCAGTACCACAATCACCAGATCTACTTAAAAAAGATGTTGACCCTCGTCTCCACGAAACGTCAGGATTGTCAACACCACCAAACATTTGATAATATTGTGTTATGGCGTTTTGTATTGCAAGGACTTGTTGATTATCATCCAAATCATCACAGTTGTTATAAAATTTATCTATATTGGGGTTTTTATTAATAACGTTTGCCTCACCACAACCATAACTATTAGAACTACTAGTGTTTGCAAGTTGTGACGAGTTTGTTTCACCCTCTACCGTGAAAGTTTCAACTTCATCAAAATCCGCTGAACGATCCTCACAGGGACATGCGTCACAATCGGGGTAAGAAATCATAGGTAGTGCTATCCTTGAAAATCCTTTTTTTGATATTATTTTAGGGACGATCTTTGCAATAAAAAACACCAATAATAACGTATATAACGTTCCTGCCAAAATTTGAGGTATCACAATACCTAATGCTGGGAATGATGTTGCGGCAGTACCAAAAGCCTGTACTGCGAGATATATTAATAACGCTGGTATTAAAACAATAATTAACCATTTAAAAATTGGCCAGATTAATGCGACAAAGTGCCCTAAAGATAATAATATAATTAGTGGGTACTTTAAAATGAAAAGTAAAATACTAACAACAAACTCAATAAAATCAAAATTTCTCTGTAAGTCATTAACTGGAAATTTATTATTCTCACTTTGACAAGATCTATCGGTAATTTCTTTTATTCCCAAATGTCGTGATCTACCTTTACCATTTTTATAACGATCAATAAATGAACTAATTGTATATACCTTATTATAATTAAATTCATAAAAAGTGTCTTCACAATTTATTGCCGATTGTTTATCAACATAATCATCCCAGTCTAAACTAAACGCATACGATCTTAATACATCATAATAGTCTTGTGGCAAAGCAGTATAAATAAATGTTTGTTGTTGAGTGTCATCAATAGGGTTTGATACAATTTGTACTGTATCACCAATTGTCACCGGTATTAAAGTCGTATCACCATAATATGGGTTTCCGTTTATTACAACACTATAGTTTTGTGAGTTTACATTGTCCTCTAGTAATAAACCACCATTTTGTGTTATAATAGTTGTACCAGTTAATAAACCAGTTGGTATTTGGATTTGTACTGTACTAGTGTTCGCTGGATTAAACGGATCTGTATTTGGGTTAGACCATCCGTGTTCTTTGATGTTTGGAACTAAAAAATTACCACGTAAAAAATCATTCTGTAATCCTTGTTCGTTTTGCCATTTAATTTTAAATCTATATTTTCCCTTTGTTGGTATACCTTTTTGGGGGTCGTTTGATATAACTTGTTGCCCAAATTCATTAGTTATGACATAATTCAAGTTCATTGGTACATTAATTAACCAGGTACCATTATCGTCAATAACTTTACCATCTTCATCTAACTTATATTGTTCAAGTAATGGGTTATTATTTTGATCTGGAAATATAGTTTGTCTAATCGCCAATATCTGTCCCGGACCGGCAACCAAATCGCACATGTTTCCAGTATTATTCTTTGGTTTACAATTACGTTTAATTGAGTCCTCGTCGGATGTTGATACTAACGAACCCATAAAAATCGCTGTCGGTTCAATTTTTATATTCGCCTCGGCGGTTAAATCAAAATCAAGACGATTTATACCAAATTGACAAATGTCAGCATCACCCCAAAATGGTGCGATTTCAGTAATCTTATTTAAAGTTTTAATTTGTGGTAACTCATTTAGATTTGTTGAGGTTTTAAAAGTGTTTCCATTAACTTGTGATGGATTGGCAACGCCAGAGTCAATTAAATCTTGTGGTGTTAATGAAAAACAACCTATGTCAGATAAATCAACATCCATAACAATTGTTTGAGTTCCCGTTGGAACACCAAATATCATATAATCACCACTTTCATTTGTTTTAACCGTAAATTTATAATATTTGTCATACACTTCAATGTACGATTGGTCTAACAGAACTTCATCTCTTGTTGGAAACGTCCCTGTTGCAGCATGTGTCGTATAAGAGGGATCTTTTGGTAATAAATTATATCTATAACCATCTTCATTTAAATCAGTTAAATTTTTATATGGATACAATTCAGAAATCAATGGGTTTAACTCATCATCATCTGACAATGGTATAAAAACCGATACTTTTGCGTTTGGTACTCCAAATCCACCATTAACCAAAACACGACCAACAATAACACCATAATCCGAACAAACTCTAGTGTAGATATCAGATTCGTTTATTTTAAGTGATAATATTTCTAATTGGTCAAAATCTTGTTCTAATTTAACATTAACATACTTGTCTTGACCAATCTCGGTTCTTATTCTATATGACTTGGGCATTAATTCCTTCTTTTTTGATAAATAGTTTATTTCCTATTTTCAAAGAATAATCTTGTTTCTGAAAAAGTAAAAGATTGGTGTTGTTTCACAAAAAGTGAAATTATATTTGTTGTTTCAATTATTGTGAAATGATAATTGAAATTGTAGACCTCATCCAACTCAATTAACCATTGGTGAACGAATTCCTTCGGGTGTGACTCCCCTTAAATTTTAGACCTCATCCAACCCACTCCCAAATATACCTTTTCCTTCACAGGTGTGACTCCCCTTAAATTGTAGACCTCATCCAACCTTCTCTTGGTGAAATCATTTTTGTGTTCATAGGTGTGACTCCCCTTAAATTGTAGACCTCATCCAACTTCGTTACAAGAATGGATGATAATGGAAATGGTGTGACTCCCCTTAAATTGTAGACCTCATCCAACAACATTCACATTGTAAGGAATTGTAACAACGCTGGTGTGACTCCCCTTAAATTGTAGACCTCATCCAACCATCTCTTTGTAAGTTCCTGTGTTTCAGAGTAGTTAAGTCCAAATTTGTCTTCCAAAACTGACCAAATTTCATAATAATTGATATAAACAACCTCATTTTTTCTATCGTAAATCATAAAATTATGACCTTTTTTAAAACGATATAACGTCCAATCTTCACGTTCTTCGCTCTGAACTGATTCCAGATCGTTAAATAAATTTAAGAAGTCCATCGGTTCTTTGATGTCAAAAATTTTAAATAAATTATCCAAGGATCCTACAATCTTTACAACAGATTCAAAACCAACTTTTTTAATTAAACCCAATAACTTCTCTTTTAAAGAAACGTTTTCTTTGATTAGTTTATATTGGTTTTCAGTTATTATTATTTTCATCACATATTATTTATTATGAAAAATTTATACTTTTTAAGTTTATTACCCTAACATTAATATCCTTATTTGGGAATCTGATTTGATAAATTTGTGTTGGTTCAGCAAATATCGTATCATTTATTAATTCAATTTGTTTTGTTGATAAATCGGAATACCTTTGTGATGTCTGATATGAAGAATACTGACCCCCAACCTTATTGAAAAACCTTAAATCCGAAATACTTACAATTCCATTTTCGTTCTGGATAATTCGTCTTAATTCTGAAACATTAACATTTTGACCTAATTGTCTATTTGTTGGACTAAAGAATGTTGTTACAATATTAATTAATTTTGATATGATAGCACCTTGGTTTTGTGTTGCATCCAAGACAACGTCAACGTCAACAGATAGATCAATTGGGTTTGCACTCTCAATTGAGATATAATCATTTATCATTCTATAGTTTGATAAATAATTTGATAAATTACTTTTTAGTGTGTTTGATATTGTATCAGTTAAATTACCATTACTATCATAAGATAACATTTTAACTTTTATCTTGTTATTTTCTTCAGTTATCGCAACTTTTGCTGGTGCACCAAATTGTGACGGCATTGTTTTTATTATTGATTCGTAATCATTAATTGTTACCGCTCTGTTTTGTGCTGCAAAATTAAATGAAACCATTTGCCTTACGTCTTCAGTTGTTGGTGCGTTCGCACCTCCTATCGCAGCGGTCACGTTATTACATCTCAATGTATTAATAACACTTTTATTGATTGTTTCTGATGGTCCATTGACAAAAAATGAAACGGTACCAATCTGTGTGATTACATTTGATCCAAGGTTTGTTGATTGTCCACCACCTATTCTGTATTGTATAAACAAAGTAGAGTTTGATTTTAACGCGGCACCTAGTGCTAGATTGTTTGAGTACTTATTCAAGTCAAATGAATTACCAGTTCTTGCAAATTCTCGTAATTGTTCTTCAGTCGAAACATTACCACCACCAAATGTCATTTTTAGATAACCTTCTGGTGTGTATTCACTAATGAACTTAGTGTTAGTTGTGATATATTTACCTACTTTAACACCAGGTTGGTCTGACACTTTTGTTGGGTCCTCAATGAATACTCGGTCTTCAGCTAACGCTTTAACTTCATACCATCTGTTATCCAACCCAAGAAATTCTTGTGGTTCAGGTATTGTTGTATATTGTGTACCGTCTTTTAATAAAACACTTGTTATTCCCAAAACATTTTTTTCTGGTAAGAATAATTCAAAATAAGGTTTTACATCATTTGGTGTAATAACTCTCTTAAATACCTTTGTTGTTCCATTAACAACAACCTCTCTTTTTGTTATTGTATAATTTAAAATCTTACCATTTGAATCAAAATTTGGTATTTTCAATCTATTTGGTGATCCCTCGGCATTTAATGGTGATGCAAAATCAATATCATAAACCGTTTCAAATGGTTGTCCAGCACCAGATACTTGTGATCCTCGTCTTAATATACCACAATATCTCAAATCTTCTTTATCACCAAAGGCTGGTACTGTAATTGAGAAATCAACTAACGCCACAGAAGGTCGTTGACCAGGGATTTTTAATCCGTATGTTCTTGCTATGTTATAAATTGATGATTTTTGTTGTGCGTATTGTAATACGGTTTCTTGGATACTTCTATCTATTTGGAATTGTAAATTATCAGTTACCGCCGCGTTCAAATCCATTAAAACAGAAAAAACACCAGCATCATTAAAGTTCTGGATTAAATCTGGATAATACGTTCGTGTAAAATTTATTAATTCCGTTCTAATCGTTTGGAAATCCCTAGCCGTATATGAAATCTTTTTCTCTGCCATAATTATTAAATATTAATAATAACAAAATCTGTACTTTCAAACGCTTGATTTGTTACCCTATAATTTATTTTTATTCTTGCCGTATGTTCTTTTTCACCAATACCCTGTACCGTATATTCTCGTTCACCTTGTGAATTAATAAATGTACCTTTATTTTCTTCACCCTCAGAAGCATCTTTAATTTCAATATTTAAAATCTGAATCCCAGGTATGTATTTTTCAACAGAATCCCTAATTTCAGATTCAACATCAGCAAACGTTGGTCCGTCTAATGGTTCAAAAATATATTCATATAATCTCGTACCAAAGTCTGGTAAAAAATATCTTGTTCCTTTTCTGGATAATAATAAATGTACTAAATCAGTTCTAATTTCTTCATCCGTAGTGTCAGATAAATCTAAATAACGTCCATTAAAAGAATCTCTAAAAGGAAAATTTATCCCATATGTTACACCATTTGCCATATTTAATAAATATAATGGTTGGTTGTTTTATATAAAGAAAAAAGATGTTGTTGTGTTCTGGAACATTCTCAAATATTTATATAAAAGACAAATTGTTAAAAAATGTTAAAATTTACGTTTGTTTTAGTAATATATATATCTTTGATGTATTAATAATTTAAAACCCAAACATTATGAAAACAATTATTTTTATTTTATGTCTGTTATTTACAACTTCTGTTAATTCACAAGTTATTAAAATTGAGGTGTCAGGTGTGGTTGAAGCATATGGTTATGATACCAGTGTTTTTAATCTTATCAACAACGACAATTTAGTTTATGAATATAGAAAAGTTAATAGTACATATAATATTGATTTAACAAACAAGTCATTCACACACATCAAAAACAACATTGTTTTGAGTGAGGGTGAAATTACCTTTGATGATAAGGATGGTGTTGTCTTAGTTAAGTTTTTAATTGAAGGTTATAACATTTGGATGGTTATTAATACCGATATAAATAACGAACAAGTAACTTGGTTCTCAAACACAGATAACTTTATTGAATTAACCAAATTCACCGACTTTCTAATCGTGAAAAGTTCTTAAAACAAAAAACCCATCAAAAGATGGGTTTTATTTTTATGGTTTTGTTGGTGTTGTAAATTGTGCAACCCAAGTATTTACGGCTTGTTTAAGTCCTGGTTGGGGTAATTGTTGTAAATTACTTGGCAATTCTTTATTGTAATTAATATTAAACGTTTGTATTATACTATTTCCAATAATACGAGGTCCGTTAGATGTTAACATTGACGAAACTCTTTGTGCTTCACCTATAGGTGTATTACCATATTTAAATTTATAATGTGTGTCGGTCGCATCAGATTTTCTTTCAACAGATAATTTAATGTTTGGGAACTTAGGATCTGTTTTAATTTTTGCATCTATTTGTGCATTTAAAATTCCTGCGACTTGATCCATTATTGCTTTAATAGAACTATCCTCTTTAGATTGTTGTTCTTTAATCACACGTCTTACAATTCTTGTAAGATCTGATTCTGTTAATCTAATTATTTTTTTCATTGTTTTTTATTTATAAATATATTATTGTTTATTTTTATGGTTTAGTTGGTGTTGCTGGCGTTGCAGTAATCGGTGTAATCGTTGATGACAATTGTGGTCCTTGTCCACTAATAAATGGTGTTATAGTAAAAAATCCTGTGTCTGTATTTTGTGTACTTGCTTTAGTTACCCAACTTGAGTATGGTGTTTGATTTTTTGCGACCATACCAAAAGTACCAACATTTGGGTATAATCTTGATTTTACCCAACCAAGGTTTTGTAAGTCTGTGATGTCACCACCTCCTACTGTGAATAAACTGACACCCTTTCTTATTGCGTTAACACCATCTGTAACGGTGTAATTATTCTCTTGGTCACTTTCATTAAAGTTAGTTTTAATTGGTGTTTTCCAAACCCAGATTGTGTTAGTACCATTAAAGTATAATGACCCAATAGTATATTCAGACGCAATATTAGAACCTAAAACCTCAGGGTTTGTTGTGTTTGCGTTTTTAAATACAACAATCGTTTTACCAACCATACCATTAATATCAGTACCCAAATATGTTTTATACGCATTAATTACATCTTCGTTTCTTGCGTTTTTAGGTAATGATGTACCCATAAGTTGATTTAAACGATCTAATGTTGGGTTCGGTTGTGTCGCTGGTTGTGTTGGTGTACCTGTTGCTACCGGCGCGACTGCTGGTGTTCCTTGTTCACCTAAAAATTCTCTAGCAATCGCACTTTTGTGCATACCAAGTATTCTTGATTTTTCTTCTTCTGTTATTAAGAATTTTTTCATTATTTATAATTTACATATATAAATATAGTAGTAACAAAAAAAAACCACTAATTAGTGGTTTTTTTATATTTTAAGATGAACATCCAAAACATTCAAAGTCAGAATTTTCGGGTTTTGGTGGTAAATTAATATTTGTATAATTTATTTTTGGTTGTTCCTGTTTTGGTATTTCTCTTTTTGTAATGTCTACAGCCAAATGTTTCGCTCCAGTTGAGATAGCCTTTGTTCTAACATAATAACACAATGTTTTTAAACCACTTTCCCAAGAATGGAAATGTGATGATGTGATTTTTGATAGTGTTGGGTCTGCCATATAGATATTCATTGATTGTGATTGATCAATAAAAGGTGCTCTATCTGTTGCCATATCAATAAGTTGTTTTTGTGATATCTCCCAAATTGTTTTATATTTTGGTATTAGATGTTCAATTCTTTTTACCTTTTTAATATAATTTTTATCTTCTGGATCAAGGTAATTATTGAAATTAATGTTCTGGATTGACCCCTCGTTCATAATAATTTCATTCTTTAAATCCTCACACCATATTCCAATTTTTTCAAAATCATTAATTAAATATTTGTTAACAATCGTAATTTCACCCCCAACAACACGTCTATTAAATATTGCGGAATGTGCTGGTTCTGTCATTTCATATGAACCGGTAATTTTTGCCGACGAGGCTACTGGCATCTGAGCCGTAAATAGTGAGTTACAGACACCGTATTTATTAACGTTTTCTTTTAATGTTGACCAATCCCAAAATAAACTACCCTCATTTAACCCCCACATATCAAATTGAAACACACCTTGTGACATCGGTGACCCATCAAAATAGTCATATGGTTTATATTTACCCTCAATACATAGTTGATTACTTTCGTAAATCGCACCATAGTATATCGTTTCAAATATTTCTTTATTAAGTCGTTTTGCTTCTTCTGATGTGAAAATATAATCCATTAAGTAAAAAACATCCGCTAAACCTTGTACACCAATAGCGATTGCTCGTTGTTCTAGACCACCCTTTCTACCTTTTTCAGTTGAGTAGTTGTTTATATCAATTACTTTATTTAACGATCTCACAACCTTTCTAACCTCTTGGAATAATAACTCGTGATTAAATTTACCCCCTTGTATAAAATTCTTTATAACCATTGATGATAATGTACAGATCGCTGTGGTTTCCTCGTTTGTCACTTGGAAAATTTCACAATTATGTACCAATATATTATTAGCATAAAAACAAGATGTTTCTGGTACTTGGATGTCGTAAACATCCTCTTTTTTGTTTAGTTTAGTTATTTTAATCATATTCTATATATTTAAATTTTAAATTTCTATGTTTTTCTCGTTTACCTTTACAGATCTGAACTATTGCCGAAGGATTTCCGTTAATATCATTTGCTGCTTCAGTTATTGACTCGTAAATTTTTTCGTTTCCTTCATTATCAATACTCATTATTTTTAATTTTCTACCTTTTTTAATATCAAATGTAAATTCGGTATTTTCATATTTAAAGATATTTTTACTATCATTATTGTTTTTACATTTTCTACGTATCACTTCAACACAAAATCCTGTTTCTTTTGATGCTTCGTGTACATTGTTAAATATTATTTCGTCTTTTTGATTAATATCTTTTTTATAACATATCTTCTTTTGTTTATTAGTGCGTTTAGGTTTGACATAATCAGATCTTTTACTTTTACTTAAAACTAATTCTTTATTTTGATATTTCCAATAGTAACCTTTATGTTTTCCACCATTATTTAATGATTTATATAGACAAACAGGACTTAAATCATATTTTTTTATCGCGTCTATCGTTTTAAGTGTATCAACAATATTTAAAGTTTCAGGACATATAACGTCAATAAGTGGTATTCGTTCATATCTTAAAGTTCTTAATATTTCTTTATGTTTTTCGGTAATTTTTCTACCAGTATTCCAATGGAAACCATTTTCTTTTTTAAATTTAGAACTAAAACTTTCTTCTTTCGGTCTTTTATAATTAGGATTGTTTTCACCAGACCATCTTTTAGAAGATATTTTATCTATTTTTTCACGTAAACCAGGAATTACTTTAAATAAATCACCACCCACACCGCCGTCAGCAATATTTGTTAATATCCCGCCGTCCATATTCTTACCGTAAAATTTAATTAAATTTTTTTCAACATCCAAAACTTTTTTTTCATCATCATCTTTATATACAATTACAAAATTAGGTTCAAAACCATTTTCTTGTAGTTTTTTAATTTTATTAAATTTGTGTGGATTAACTATTTTTTTTATATTTCGTTTAACTTCGTGATAATGTATTAAATGTCGTTCAATCCTATTTTTAGATAAAGAATCCCCTTTACCAACATAGAATGGTTTGTATTCAACAGAACAAAATTCATTATCATAACAACCTTTTTCCGTATCATCTAATAATATATAAACATAATATCTCATATTTATAAATATACCAATAAAAACAAAACGACTATATGTTAATATCTAAATTGTCATTTTCTAATAAATTATCAGCCCGAACATATCCTCTATTCTTTGTGTATATTAAATGGTCTGGTGTACATTTAATTGAATATCCGCTTTCTTCGTCATAAATTTCTAAAAGTTCACTATCTTTTCTTGTTAATTTACCAGTCAAAATATCAACAAAAATTCCGTCTTTACTTTTTATTTTTAAACGTTCAGAACATTCTATCAATTCAATAACTTCAACCATTGTTAAATTTTCAATATTACCGTTTTCTCTCTGGATTATTAACTCAACGTCACCAGTTAAACAACATAAATTGGACTGTTTGATGACACCGATGTTTTGGTGGTTGGTTTTTCTATTAGCACTATCTTTAGCAGCCAAATAAGGAACACCAGTTTCAACTTGTGATTCAATGATTTTTGACCATATATCTTGTGCTTTAACTTTTTTACCTAAACCCAAACTAACCGCCTTATTATAGTTTGTTTCGTATTCATCACCATAACATTCTTGTAGTGGTTTAATTCCAGATTTAATAATATCACTTGGGCAAAATAAATACCAGTCACCATTGTTCTTAACCGCTTCCATAAAATTATCTGGTATCCAAAGTGCTGTGAATAAATCACGAGCCCTTAACTCTTCAGCACCTGTGTTTTTCTTAATTTCCAATAAATCAATAATGTCTTTATGCCAAGGTTCTAAATAAATTGCCGCGGATCCTGGTCTACGACCTTGTTGGTTAAAAAATCTTAATGATTCATTAACAATTTTAAGGTATTTCAATAAACCACCAGCATAACCACCAGATGTTGATATTCTACTTTCTTTACTTCGGATATTAGACATTGCCAATCCAATCCCCGCGGCATCAGATGAAAATGTTGAGATATCTGTCAATGTATCCAAAAGACCTTGTCTTGAATCCGCATTATTATAATGTAATACACACGACGCTAATTGAGGAACTTTTGTTCCAGAATTAATCATAATTGGTGTTGCTTTAGAGATTAACTGTTTTGATAATGATTTATAATAATCAACCGCCTCTTCAAAAGTATTGGTTGTCCACAATGCAACACGCATATACATATGTTGTGGTCTTTCAATCGTTTTACCGTTTGATTTTTTTAATAAATACATTTCTTGTAACGATCTCCAAGCAAAATAATCAAAGTTATAATCGTTTTCGTGTTCAATTACCGCGTCAATATTTTCTTCACCATACTCTTTAATTGTTTCAATTAGTATATCGTTAATAATACCTTCTTCATAAAGTTCAAACATTGTTTGTGTAAAACTAGCATTTGTTTCTTTGTGATATGATGATATTGCAACCGTTGCCGCTAACCTTGAGTAGTCGTGGTGACTACCTGTATATGCTGCAGCAATCTCATATACCAACTTGTCCAACTCTTTTGTTGTTACTTCACCTTCTGTTGGTACAGATGTAATTACTTTAATAAAGATTTCGTCAGAATTAACGTTTAACCCTTTAACGGATTTTTTAATTCTGTTGTATATTTTTTGGGGATTAAATGATACGATATCCCCATCTCGTTTAATTATTTTTAGTGACATAAATTATATTTTAAAAATCGTCCGTGAATGTTATTGTTTCATTTAATTTGGCTTTTTGATATTCCATTGTTCTTGATTCAAAGAAATTACCTTTTGTTTCAAGAGCAATTTGTTCCATAAATTTAAACGGTTGTTCAACGTTAAAATGTTTACTACAACCAAATTTAAGTAGTAACCCATCAACAACAAACTCAAGGTATTGTTTCATTAAGTTTGAGTTCATACCAATTAACGATACTGATAATGATTCTGTTATAAATTCTTTTTCAATCTCAAGTGCTGATAATAGTATTTCTTTAATTCGTTCTTCTGATGGTTTATTTTCTAAGTGATTATTCAACAAATGGATTGCAAAATCACAATGTAGATTTTCATCTTTAAAAATCAATGTGTTAGCATTACATAAACCTTGCATAATACCCCTAGATTTTAACCAGAAGATAGAACAGAACGAACCTGAGAAGAATATACCTTCAACTGCAGCAAACGCAACTAAACGTTCCGCGAACGACGCGTTTTCAATCCATTCTAAAGCCCATTGTGCCTTTTTTTGTACCGCTGGTAGTCTGTCTATTGCATTAAAACATTCATCCTTTTCTTTTTGATCTGTAATGTACGTATCAATCAATAATGAATACATTAATGAATGAATATTTTCCATTGCCAACTGAAACCCATAAAAGAATTTTGCTTCAGGATATTGTACCTCCCTGTAAAAATTTTCGGCCAAATTCTCATTAACAATACCATCTGATGCCGCAAAAAATGATAACACATTCTTAATGAAATATTTTTCATTTTCCGTTAAACCTTCCCAGTCTCTAATGTCATTTGTCAAATCAACTTCTTCTGCTGTCCAGAAAGCCGCTTGATGTTGTTTATAATAATCCCAAATGTCATTATGTTCAATTGGGAAAATCACAAATCGGTTGGGGTTACTTACTAATATTTTTTCCATATTCTTTATTTTAATTATTTTTATTTTCTCTTTCTTTTCGTTTTTCCAATAACTCCTTAACTCTTTGTCGTTGGCGTTCTTCTTTTTGTTCTTCAATACCAAGGAATGTTGTTGTTGATTCGGTATCAATTTCAATCATACCATTATCAAATTTACAATTCTCAAATACAACACCATCATCCCCAATTCTGGATTTGGTAATGGCAATTGTTGCCAACTTCATTTCTTTTTGTTGTAATGTTTTTGCAACAGTTATAATGACGTGACCCACTTGTGCTTTCTTAATTGAACCTCCCATTTGGTCTGTTGTAACAACTTCTGATGAGATGCTTGCCCGTGAACCTTGGGTTGCTGTCCACCCCACCACATTTAATTCGTGACACATCGCCTCATATGCTCTCATTACAGATCCTTCACTTTTCCATTCGTTACCTAAATCTTTGTTTGGTAGAATACAATCAATATAGTCCAAAACAATCATATCAATTTTAGTTCCGTCAGCAATCAATTTTCTGACCTCATTTTTAATTTGATTCATTGTTACCGTATCCGATGGTATTTTCTTTAAGATTAATTGGTTTGGCATTGTTGATTCAATTTCCTTAACCTTTGCTATTACCTCATCTTTTTTGTCTGATAATTCATCTGGATGTATCTTTGTCCAAAGTGTAAAGTGTTTTCGTTGTATAATCTGTGGATTATCCTCAAAAAAGATTTGTAAAACATTAAATCCAAGGTTATACGCATGGTTTGAAATCTTTGTTAAGATTGTTGATTTACCAACACCTGTTGGTGCCAAGATAACCCCCAATTCACCTTTTGCTAAACCACCTTTTAATAGTCTATCAATACCAGGTATTCCCATTGGTATTGGATGTCTATAATCTTCATCTAACACCTGATCTAGGTTTGAAAAGACGTTCATCATAGTGGTATCTTTTGACCCAACCAATAACGCTTCTCTAACCATTTCCTCTAGGGTATCATAATTTTCAAATTCACCCCCATCAATAATCTTTTGTGCTTGTTTCATAACACGTTGTAATTCTTGTTGTTTACAAAATTTCAACGCTTTTTCTTGTACAAAGTCGGCACCCTCAATTGGTGCGTTCTTAATTTTCTTAATTGTATCAAGAACAACTTTAATTGCCGTTTCTTGTTGTAATTCAGACTTAGCCACCTGTTCTAGTGTATCAAATGATGGTGTGTGATCATATTTTTTATGATACTCTTTAATCATTTGTATAATGATTTTAAAGTATTTGTTTTCAAAATAGTTGTTTTCAATCACCTCAATAATTGAATGTGAAAACTCCTTATCTAATACGATTTGGTTAAGTAGTTGGATTTGGAAATTGTTTCCAAGATATTCAAAGTTTTTGTTTGTCGCCATAGTTTTTCTTTCTGTTAGTAATGATAAATACTACTAATATTAGATAAATTGTGGATAGAAATAATTAAAATTTTTACCTGAAAAAATGTCAGTTAACTCAGTAAGTATTGTTTTTAGCCTTGGGCGTAGGTCTACGGTGTATCTTACCTTTGGTGGGTATACTTTCGCATCAAAAACTCTATGACAAATTGTCATATTATCCACCTTAATAAATAAATTAAAATTTTCATCACCCTCCGTTATTGACGTATTTAACACGTCAGGATTTTCCCCAATCTCATATTTGTTTTCCAACATATATACGACAGTTCGCATTTTTAAATTATTTTGTAAATCATTACAAAACATTCTAATATAATCATAAAACTCTTCTGATTTATGGGCGGTTTTATTATAACCCTTTACATTAAAAAATCGTTGTACAACAATATTGTCGTTACACGTTAACAAAAACTCTACTTTTGTTGCTTCTTGTTCTTTCATTTTTACTTTTTTGTTCTGTTTCTAAAATTTGTTTTTTCTTTTCTTGATAACTTTAAAAATGGTTTTAAAAACCCAACCCAAGCGTCATCACCTTTGGGTAAATACTTGAAGAACCCGTCTTCCATCATCATCTTGATTAGATTTCTATAACCCCTACCCTCTGGATCCAATGTCTCGGAGTAATATTCTCTAACCAATTCCTTCCCCTCTTCAGATATTAATGGATCGGCCAAATCCACAATCTTCTCATTCACAATAAAAAACTCATCACCAAAAATACCTTCCTTTGTTCTACCAGTTAAAAGATTTTTTAGTACATTATTGTTTTTATCTTCTTTCAATAACGTTTCCGCCTTTGTTAAAATATCGGTATATTTTACTTCTCTGTCAAGTACTTCAGGAAATAATTTAAGAAATGTTTTTTCACCCAAATAATATATACCATCAATATTATCCGAATTGTCACCAGTTAAGATTTTATATGTCTTAACATTATAATGTGGTATTTCGGACTCATAAAACTTAATGGTATCACCATTTTTATAGTATTTTTTGTGTTGTGGTGAATATATTGACACCTTATCCGAAATAAGTTGTGTTAAATCCCTATCTGAAGAAAAAATGGTCTTCTCTTCATCCTGGGATATCTGACAATAATATGCTATCAAATCATCCGCTTCCGAATGTTCAATTTCCAATTGTCTTACAAACATTTCTTCAAGGTATTCTTTTACCCTTTCTTTTTGTTTTGTAAATGATTGATCCTTAGAGTCTTGATCGTCTTTTTGTTTACGATTCAATTTGTATTTTGGATATAAAAGTCTTCTTTGTGATGAACCAGTTTCACTATCCCAGAACACAATAACCTTATTGTAATTGGTTTCTTCTAAAAACTTTCTTAATGTATTTAAAAAATGCCAAGTACCACCAACGTGTTCACCTTTGTTAAAAAAATCTTTAACGCCGTGTATGCCGATTTTTAGAAGGTTGTTCGCGTCAACAACTAATGTTTTAGTCATTTACCTCTTCGTTTGATTGGTTTGATAAAACTGGTTCTTTTTCTACAATATAATCAACAAAAAACTCACTAAATATTGCTTCCATTACTGGAACACATATTGAATTACCCGCTAACGCAATATGTGCTCTAGTTGATAGTGATGTTGTTAACATAACGTCAATATCAGAATCTTTAACACCCATAAACCTATAACCCTCTCTAGCGGTAAGTGTTCGTACCCTACCATCTGGTGTCATAACCTGGGGGGATCCACTTGTTGTTAAACAAGGTGAACAAGCCTCTAACGAGTAAATACGTCTCATTTGATCATAATTGATATCGTCACGTCTTGCTACTAATTTACAAATAGTATTTTGTTTTGCTTCGTGTAATGTAAATGGACAATCAACAAACAAAGACTCATCAATGTTACTATCAACAAATGACATCATTGGTACTTTAGGTTTTTTATATCTGTCAACATTCATCATTTTCTGTTTAACATCATCTGGATTACCGTGTAATACCGAAATCATAAAAACCCTCTCTCTATTCTGGGGACAGCCGAAATCAGCACCATTTAATAATCTCCAGTAAGATGAATACCCAAGTCCTCGTAAGAAATAAATGTGTTTTTTAAACGCTTCGTAGTGGTTCTTTGAAACCAGGTTCTTAACGTTTTCCATTAATAAAACCTTTGGTCTATTAACAGACAAAAGTCTTTCAACCTCATACAATAACCCACTTCTTGTACCTTCTTTAATTCCATTTTGAATACCCGAAATTGAGATATCTTGACACGGGAATGAGTATGTTAATAAATCACAACTAGGGAAGTTATTCTCGTTTACTTGTCTAATATCACCCAAGTTACCATTTTGTGTTGTGTGTAGTGCGTCATAACATTCGTTGGCCGCCTTAAAGTTATCACAGTTTGCAATAACTTCATAATCCACACCAATATACTTTAATGCCAATTCTTGTGTTCCGTATCCGGAAAATAGTGAAATTACTTTTAATTTATCGTTCATTTGTTTTTTTTTATAAAATATTGTTACTTTTTTTGAGATTGTCAATAGCCCAAAGTGGTTGTAGGTTAGTATAATGACATAACTGATATAATTCTTCCTCAGTTTTAGCTGATGATAATGGTATAATATGATCTATATGCCACTCACATCTGTTTTCCCACCCCATTCCGTCAACAAATTGTTTTTCTAAATGTTCTTTTAATTCCTGGGGGGTACAGCCCACAATTTCAAAAGTTGTGTTTTTTTTAGTTATGTTTAAGGTTGTTAAATACTTTATTAACCGAGATCTAACGTTATTCACGAGTTTAAATAGTATGTCTGTTTTTAATCTTTCTCTACGAAGTTCGTTTCTTTTTGGTTTATAATTTTCGTCATAAATTTTCTTTTTTTGTTTTATAACTTCTTTATTTTTTTCACGATACTTCTTTTTTGTCTCTTTAACTTTTTCTGGTGTTTCTAAACGATATTTTTCAAAATATTCAGATTTTTTATCTTTATTATTTTGATACCAATTTTTAGAATATGTTAATACAATTTCTCTATTGTTTTCACGCCATTTATTATTTTTTTCGTTAAGACAAATTTTACACCACCAATTATAACCATCTTTACTTGATTTTGATTTATAAAATTCTATTAATTCTTTTTCAATTTTACACTTGTTACAAATCTTTGTTTCCATTTTTAATATAATCTTTCAATAGTTTATTAACTAGGGAAGAAAGATTGATATGTTGACCCCTAATATAATCAAGAATC